AAACCGCTTGTGGCTAAGGCTGAAACTAATGAATAAACGTCCACACGGTTTGAAGAACGCGCTGCCAATTCGTAGTCACCAGGTCGGTCAATTTCTCCCAAACCAACATTTTGGGCATTTGCCCACGTTTCTGTTACTGGTGTGTATGTTCCCCAAGTTAGCGCACCAGGAACCTCACCCCAATTATTTAACAAAATGTCGCTTAAAACGTCCCAAATTTGGTCGCCGTCAAATTCTTTAGACAAAACGCCATTGGTCAAAATCTTTGGTAAACGTGCCAATGCTCCCAATGCAATTATTGAGTAAGTTTGCGTGAAAGTGGTTGAACCCACGTCATACACTTCAAGGCCAATATCCACAACATTTCCACCAAAAATTGGGATTAAAGTACCAGCCGAATTTTCAATTTGAACCGTGATGCTTGAATTGATTGAAACGGGAATTGTCGCCTGGTTTACATCTATCAATTGAAGGTTGACATAACCTGCTTGCGCTTGTTCATAGATATTGACCCGACCACTGCGAATGGTCAAATTGGCTAAAATTGCATTTGTGTAAGAAACACCGTCAATTTCAACATTCCAAATTGGATTCCATTGGGTCATATTCCGACCAAACTATTTGCCCCGCCCGTGCCGCGATAATAAGCATTGTTCAGCGTTTCAACCAATGTGCGCGCGGTGCCTTCTTTGTCCATTGCTCCATTTACGGTTATGTTGATTTGTGGTGCTTGTGCGGCTAATCGTGCGGCATTTTGTGAATCAGTGAATCCACCGCCGCCTGCTGCAATTAGACGTGCAGCATTCTGTGAATCAGTGAATCCGCCACCTGCCACGGCCTTTGTCGCGGCAACCGCTGATGCCACGGCAGCAGTTACGCCGCCACCAGTCGTTCCACCGCTCGTGGTTCCACCGCTCGTGGTTCCTCCACCAGTAAAACCTCCACCAGTTGTGCCGCTTGTTGACCCGCCACCCTTGATTGCACCAGGTGCGCCTGAAGTGGCAAAAGATTGTGCGCCAATTTTCGAAATTGATGAAATATCTTCGCCTGGTTTGATTAAATTAATGCCTTTGATAATTAAGTTGATTCCGTCAATAGCAGTGTTCAACAATGGCTTAATTGCAGCAAGTACGTTGGAAATCAAATTCAAAACAACGCTGGCAATTGAACCAATTATGTCAAATGCTTTTCCAACAACGGTTCCGATAATAGGCGCGGCATATTTTATGACATCAAAAAAGGCTTGAAATTCATCTTTGTTTTCTGTGATTGTTGTTTTAATTTTATCAAATGCAGATTTCATGCCGTCAAAAATTGGCATCACAAATGACTTGATTGCACCTGCAACGTCAGTGATCGTTTTGCCCAAACCAGTTTCACTTTTAAGACTGAATGAATCGCTGAAAGCCTTAACGATTGGAAGTGCATTTGTATTGATAAAGGTCAACAATGTGTCAAGGATTGGAAGCAATGCAACGCCAATTGTTTCTTTGGTTTCATTAAATGCCACGCTCAGCCGTGCAATTTTACCTTCAAACGTTTCGGCACTTTTGCCCGCTGCCCCGCCCCATAAATCGGTTAGTTTGCCTTGAATGGCGGTGAAATCCATTGTTTTGGCTTGGGCGGCAGTAATGCCCACACCCAATTTGGCCAGGGCAGTGGTCTGCCCGTCATTGGCTTTGGCCAACGCATTTGTGACGGTTTCTAGGGGTTTACCTGTGGCGGCTGAAACGTCCAATGCCAATGCCAACAATTCTTGTGCTTTGGTAATGCTCCCAGTGGAAACAACCAGCCTTTGAAGTGCAGGGCGCAAATCATCATCAGCAACACCAGTTGCCAAAGACATTTGCAGGATTGCATCTTCAGTGGCCTTAATTTGGCCGTCAGTGGCGTTTGTGGCACTTTGTAAAGCCAACGCCAATTGCAGTTGTGCTTTTTCATCTTCAATGGCGGCTTTTACGCCGTCAATGCCAATTTTGATTGCGTAGGCACCAGCAGCGACCGCGGCAGCCGCAAATGCAGCACCAATGGCTTTTCCTGCCTTGCCCATTTTGTCGCCAAAAGAATCAACGTCAGTTGTGGCAGTTTTGAGCGATTTGGTTAAATTATCAACATCACCAAGAATGGAAAGTTTGAGCGTGCGGTTGCCTGCCATTAGTCAAACCTCTTAACTATCTCAGAAAATCCTTCTTCCCAACGTTTTAAAATGTCAGGTTGCAGGCTTCTCAATGTTGGATAAATAAACCAGCCGCGGGAACCGCGACCTTCACGGCCTGACCACACTGGAAATTGCTTGTAACGATTTGAACCGAATTCAACACCGCCCCAAAGTTGTTGCGTTGTGCCGCCGCCGCTTAATTTTTGACCAGCAAAACCAAATGAAATTTCACCAATTTTGGACGACTTAGAAACCTTAGAACCTTCAGCAACGCGATTGTCCAGGCGATTACGCGTGCGACTGCCAGCCGCCGTGATGATATGCCCGCGAACATAATCGGCCAATGCTGATGATTTTTCTTTGGCTTGTGAAACGGCTTCTTCGTCCATTGCTTTGAAAGAACGGGTAATGGCACGCAATTCCGCTTTGTCGTAACTGATTGCATCAGTTGCCATTTGCCCGCCTTTCCAAAATCTCTATTGCAGTCAGTATATCTTCAGCCGTTTCAAATTCTGATTTTGGTAAACCAGTCGCAATGACCAATTCCCAAATTATTCGGCCTAGACTTCCGACTGCGAAACTTTTGGGTCTGCCTCACCAACTACCACGTCAGAAATTGTTTCTGTCCATGCTTCGATTGGCTTCACTGGTTTGCCAGCGGCTTCCCGCTTCATGGCGTGATAAGCCAAAAAGACTAAATCGGATATTCCGATTTTATCTTGTGCTTGACTGATCGTGTGACCTGTGTGCTTTTCCCACTTTACCCACTCAGGTGGAGCAGCCACAAACGTGGCTGACTCCCCTGAATTATATTCAATTGTTATTGGTAGTTTCATTTTGTCTCCCGATTGTTTGGTTTAACTGAAGTTTTCTGAAGGTGTTCCAACGACAACAAATGACATTGAAACGGTTTGTGCATCAGGTGCAGCACCGCCCGCACTTGGATAAACTGGCAACACTGAAAATGTAAAGACTGCTCCAGTTGATGCGGTCAAAACTGTTGTGATTCCTGTGTTTGGTGCTGATTCGGTAACGCCCCAAAGTGTTTCGCACAATGAAGGTGATGCGCCCCAGTCTGCAAGCATCTCAACTGCAAAAGTGAATTCATCATCAATGTGGCGATTGACTACACCGTCAAGGGTTTGATAACGAACCATTGTTGGTGAGTTGCTTAGAATTGCTGAAGTTGCTTGAGCATCAAAGTTATTGCCACCAATAGTAAAGGTGACATCGCGCCCAGTTATTACTGTGGTGGCCATTTCTTCTCCTTCTTAGATTGTCTGTGTGTAGTAAGTTGAAACGTTGATGTCAGCCACAAGCATTGGGGATTGCCCAACCTCCAACACTGTTGGCTTTTCAACAACGTCAACAACGTATCCCGCGGGCATTGCCGCAAGAATTCCGATTATTAGTTTTTCCAGGTTATCTAATGAACCTGCGTTGCTATTGGAAGCAACAATTGCAGTGATTGCAAAATTAAGTTTGACTTTTGTTTGTGCTTTACCAATTAAAACAACTTCCATGTAAGGTGAATTTGGAACGCACACGATCGCTGGTGGAATGGGCGATTCGGGAACTGATGCGTACACATTTGCAGACAATGCAGAAAATGCGTTGGCCAATGCGGCGCGTGTGTCAGCAATTGTTGATGCGGTCATTGGCAAATCGTTTCAACGTCAAGAAATGGCTGAAGTAATGTGCTGACACGGTTGGTCAAACTTCTACCCATGCGATATGGCGTGCTTGCAAAATCTACGCCCTGAATTTCTCCACCAGCGGCCACGCGTGATTGAAAGACTTCAACGCTGACTGCCAAAATGGCTGATTCAATGGGTGGTGAATTGGCGTAAATATCAACGGCAGAATAGCCTGAAAGTGTGGCCGTGCCTGTTGGGATAATGTCGCGCAAGGTCACATTTGCACTTGTGATTGCAGCGGTGAAATGAAATACGCCTGTTTTAACAACGGTGACTGTTGCGCTGAAGGGTGCGGGTAATCCCGTCACAATAATTGATTGACCAGCAACAAAATGGTGTTCGCGTTGGGTGTAATAAATTGCCACGTTGTCTGTTAATTCATAGGCATTGACTGCGTTTGTATTTGCAACCAACATTGGCAAAATGACCGCTTCAGCGGTGTTGATTATTTCGTCCAGGTAACTGTCAGGATATAGGGAAACGGAAACACCAAGAATGCTGCGCAATTGCGCGGTTGAAACAATACTTGGCATTTCCGTCCCTTTCGTCTGCTGCGCCACGTTCGGGAGTGACCGCGGCGCATGATTAGTTTTTTACTTGTTGTTGCGGAATGCTCCACCAGCAAGTTTGATTGCACAAGCACCGAATGAATAAACACCAACATTGATTGAACCGTCAGCAGTTGACTCAGCGCGGAGTTGATAGTTGTTGCCTTCATACCATGTGTATGCAGCAGGGTTCACAATAATCATTGAACCGTCATCTGAACCTTGTGGTGCGCCAAAATCAGCGTACAAATCAAGGCCAGCGACATTCCCACGCAATGAGTCAGGGCGTAATGCACCGCCTGCATTCTGTGGTTGAGCCGCAATGTAAATTGGACGGCCGTTGTCGTTTAGTGCCATTGTGTTTGCCCACTGGCTTGAACCCATAACAATGTTTTGCGCAAAGCCTGTTGTGTTTGTGTAAACACTTGCAGCACCGCGTGAAACAAATGCTAGTAATTCAGCAGCAGTTGGAAGTGCTGACAATGTTGTTCCGTCAATAGTTGCGTTCGCAACAAGGATTGATGAAACAT